TCCGCTAATCTATCAAGTAGAGACTGTGCATGTGGATCTACAGTAGCTAAGAGTTTGATTACTTTATCTTGAGTACCTATTAGGATATCCCCTAATGTTTTTCTTTTATTATTATTATTATAAGCTTTCCAACGTTTTCTTAATTTAGAAGCTATGTCCGGATCATCAATTAGATCCTTATTCTCATCTAACTCTCTAAACTGCTGTAACGTATATTCAGGGTTATTTGAGTATAATAATTTCTTTAAAACTGTATTATCTATAGAGCCAAAGATTTTATTTAAAATAGTAGAACTCTCTCCGCCCCACTGTCTCTTAAAGATCTCATTAACTAAAGCTTCTGCCTCTTCCTCACCTTGTATCTTTTCACTGTTTTCTTTTAAACCGTGTAAAACTTTTAGGTCATCTTCTAATTGTTTAACTCTAGCTTGATAACTGTTAAGAGATTTCTTAGTTTTAATTACCGCTTGTTGTAACTTCGTAATAGTTCCACTATGTGCGGCCCTGGCAAGCTCTTGATCCTTTTCACTTTTAACATTATTAGTTAAGAAGCCTTGTAAATCTGCTACAGCTTTCTCTAACTCTTTCTGAATATCTTCTAAAGATTCTGTAGTTTCATTTAATGATGATGTTAAATCCTCACTAACAAATTCTAACGCACTTTGTAAATACTCTTGTACAATGTCATTACCTGTAATAGTTTTTATACCACTCTTAGCTTCTAACATAAAGGATAAGGACTTCTTCTTTATACCTAATTGATGTCCCCCTGCTTCTAGTTCTTTTGCTAAAGCATCTAGTTTATGTTTAATACCTAAAGACTCACTTGTTAAGTTCTGTTCGTCTGCAATTTTTAAATCTAATTCTAACTCTTCTTGTCTTCTGAGTAATTTTAAAGTATCTAAAGTTGGTAATTGAATTAACACTTCATCAGCCCCGGACTCTACTTTAGTATCTTGAACTAAGAATCTATAAGTCTTAGTACCTTCTTTAGTTTCATATTCAAACTCTACAATGGTTCCTTTGTGTCTTCTATATAATCTTTCTAGGTCTTTATCATTAAGTTTAATTTGACCTTCCTTTAAGTTATGGTCCATTAATCTTTGCAGCATCATCTCTGGAGGCGCAACAGGATCCCCCCCTTCAAAGTTTAAAGGCTTTTTCCAACTAGGCTTCCATACTAAATCTTCTTTAAGTTCTAGTAATTCATTGTACATATTTAAAGCTCTATGTCTTCGAGCTCTTAACTTTCTAGCATCCTTTAATTTTTGAACTACCTCTTCGCTATTTTTAGCATATCCTGATGGATCACTTTTTTCCCATTCATTTAAATACTCTTGCTCCATAGGGCTTAAGTCTGGGTCTAATGCATTACCTATATTTTGAGATAAGTGTGCTATTCTATCTAATATAGCATCTAAATCTTTTCCTAGAGCCTCTTGTTGAGTATCTTTCTCTGAAGGAGATAAAGATTCATTAGAGTTCACTTGATCTATTTTAGTCTGCAGGTCCTGCTTCTTTTGAAGTAATACACTAAATAATTCTTCTAAATGTGTAGGCTCTGTGAACTCTTTAATACCTAATTTTCTTTTAATTTGCTGCCCTTCAGGGGAATTCTCCTCTGATTTTTTATATTTAGCAGGCATTCTTTCAGTTACTTTCTTTTGCCTTTCTTTAGATGCTTTTATTTCCTCTTGTGAAGCCTCCTCTTTATTTTCATATTCAGTTCCTTCTATAGTCCTACCAGTTATAGCCTCTATAGAGTTGATGATCTGGTCCTCTCTTATATCTGCATCCTCAGATACAGCCATAGCATGTACTATAGCATCCTTTTGACTGCTTCCATAATTCACAAATGACTGATCAACTGTCTGTTTAGTCTTCTTAATAGTTTCAGTTCTTTTAATCAAAGCGTCCGCTATTTCATTTCTTCGAGTCTCTAACTCAGAGTCAGTAAGATCATTCTTTTCATTGTATAAAAATTGAGCTCTGAATTCTTCATTACTCATATTTCTTATCATAGCTACATTATCATGTATTTCACTCTCTAGTCCGGCGTCTAATCTAGAAGCTATGTAATTATAAATTTCATCATTCTCCGCGTTCTTAAACATCCAAGGACTGTCTATAATAGAAGCAAAATCCTTAGAATCTTGTATAACCTTAGCTCTCACTAGAGTATCAAAGTTCTTTTCGAAAGCTTCAACAGCAGTTGGATTACTTTCTAATCTTTCTTTTAACCTAGTAATAGCTTTTTGATATTCTTTTCCTTCTCTTACCGCGGCCCAGGCTCCATTCATCTGCCACTTCTTCTCATCCTTACCCTCACTGTTCTTATTTCCAGTTCGTACTTTAGTAGGTAATCCCATAGCACCTAATAAGAATCCTATACCTATTTCTTTCTGCCCTTCTTTAGATCCATAAACATCTGCAAATCTATCATCCATGCTATACAACATTTCTGTTAACATGTCTGTAGCATTTCCATCTCTCTTAGCTTGATAATAATTCATAGCAGCTGTCTGCCCAGATAAGTCTAATAACTTTTGACCTCCTTCCTCTACAAACCCCTCATATAAAGGAGTCTTAAGTACTCGATACGCATTTCTTGCTAGTACTTCTTTTCTCCCTATGTTTTTAAATAACTCTCTATATTCTCCTGCTTTAGTTTTTGCATTATTTATTATAGTTCCTTTTAAGGTATTCCTAGAAGAGTTGAATCCTTTACCAAATAATTTTGGAAACATCATATAATTACTATACCCTACTAATGCTACATTTCCTGCAAATACTGAATTAGCAGACTTAGTTGCTATATCTACTAACCCGGCTTTCTGATCTTGGTCAGGCTCTTTACCTCCGTGGTCTTCCTTATAAGCTTCTACTAAATGCTTTAAAGTTTCATCATAATGATGTCTAGATTCTACACCGGCCTCATACATAGCACCTGTACCTAACTGTCTTAAAGTAGTAAGTCCATTCTTTAATTTCTTAGGATTAATTACCTTATCTTTAAATAATTGTTGAGTAGTTTTATTTGATGTTTTAGCTCCTGAATGTTTCCCAGCTTTGGAAAATAATTGTTTAGCTTTCAACGCTACATTACCTGATGCCATACCTGCACTTAAGTATTCTGATAATACAGCTCCTGTAACAAATGATAAGCCATTAGCTACATCATTAGACCAGAAATTTGCAGTTCCCATGGATCTCCAAAAATTATATTCTTGTTCTTCTTTAGTATAGTGATGAGGAAGTTTATCATCCATCCAATTATTGATATCATCGAGTCCTCTTTGAAAATCATTATCCCAGAAGTTCTTTGCTGCACTCTCTCCTGGTGTTACTAACCCTCCTAAAAAGGCAGCACCACCATACGCTAGTCCTGCAGTAGAACCTATAACATTAGTTCCCACTTTGGTAACAAATTTAGGTAATGCATACTTAAACTTTTCCCCAGTGGTTTGACCATAAGCCCTTAAGTCATCAGCATCATCTGATATAAAAGAAAAAGGACGATCTATATAATCAGCATAATCATCGTAGTTAACATCATTCAACGTCTTACCCATAACAGGAGCTGCTGATTGTGTCTTAATTTTATGCTCTAAATCAGAGTCTCCTTCAGCAGGGGTTGAGATCTCTCTACTCGCCTCGACAGCTAACTGCTCTAAGTATTTTAAATTCTCAGCTGATATATCATCATCTTTAGCGGGAGAATTATCTACCAAACTATTAACATCTAGTATTGAATCATCTCCGGGCTTTAATAAGCCATCTGTATTTGCTACTCCTAAACTTTGTCCCATTATCTATATACATTATCGTTAACGATCAATCCGGTATTCGGATCAAATAAATACATGTCTATTAATCTATTCACTTCTGCAGCATTTGCTGGTTTACCTTTATGTTTTTCATATGCAGCTATTTTATCTTCCATTGATTTATTAACCTCTGGGATAGTAAAATATAAAGTTCTCAATGAAGACTTCATCACAGCTTCCTGCGTCTGAGGATTCATATTATCATTTTTTGCTACCTGTACTACAGATTGCATAACAGCATTTGCAACTTGCGAATATGTAGCATTAGGAGTATTACTTAATTGTTGTACTACATTCTCCATTAATGTAATATTACCTAATCCTAGTTCATCAGACACACTCTCCATGATACCAAATAACTCAGAATCATTACCTTGCTTAGCTTCTACTAGCGCCGTCTTACCAGTAGGTGTTGTAACTACCATCCTAGTAGGAGTATTATGCATTAAACTAGGAGCAACAATTTTATTAAACTTTAAAGCTCCTGTAGATTTCTTATCTTTATCATCATATATATAACTATTATGTACCGGACTCCCTTCAGGTGCACCTAACACACGGAAGTTATCCATAGTAACATTATTATGTGACATAATAGTATTAACATTATTAGAAGCTGCTTTACCTTCTTTGGCAAATGACATTGTATAAGAATTACCTTCAAACACATCCCCATCATAATCCGCAAACTTATCAGAGATACCATCCCCATTAAATTTATCACTGGTTCCTTCAGCGTCTCCTACCTTATAATCATAATATTGCTCTGCCATTAATTTCAATCTAGGTATATCTTTCTCTGTATAATTTGTACCTAGATGCATATTCACAAATTTAATATCTTCTACTGTCTCTAATAATTGACCTTTTTCAAATCCTTCAGGTCTTAATGTGTCTCTTACATTTCCATAATCAAACATAGAAGTTATACCCTTGTAAGCTAAATAACCTAAAGCCGTACCTACTGCTACTGGCGCGGAATATTTAGCAAAGCTTTTACCAACACCTTTAATCATACTTCCTCCAATACCTTCCATTATTTTCTTACCTCCTACATATTGTAATCCTCTCCCAAACATAGTTCCACCTACAGCTTCACCTCCAGTCTCTCCCGCTAGTGTTCCCCACTCTACATCTTTTTGTAAGTAGAAATCTGGTAAAACACGATCATCAGTTAAATACTTAACAAAGGTACCAAAAGCTTTATCGTGACCTCCCTTATCTTTACTCCCTTTCCACATCTCTATTTCATACTGATTAGCTATAGCAGCCTCTTCTTTAGTTAGAGTACCATTCTTAACCATAGACATAATAGTATTATCATGTATCTCTTGTAAATCCTTAGCCTTCTGCATATCCCCAGACTTCATAGCATCCATCTGTTTAGTGTATAAATCTAATAACTTAGATGTAGACATATCTGACTCTAAAACATCATTAACATTAACAGCAGTATATCCTACCTCCATAGCAGCCTTAGATACATTTTTATATTTATCTAATAATGTAGAACTAGATTGTCCTCCTACTCCTCCTCCTTTACCTGTATTATGAATATACTGATTAGTAAAACCTTTGATCCTTGCTATAATATCTCTTTGTGCCATCTTATAACGTTCTTGTTCAGGTATACTTTGATCATACTCAAGCTCCATTAAACGTCTTAAATCTTGTTGTCCCTCATCACTTTGAGAGTACGTATAATATAAACCTTTAGCTATACCATCGGCCTTTGCAGGGGAAACCCCACTCGCATCGGCTTTAATAGTTTTTAAAAGTTTACCCATTTTATCTTCATAATCTAATCTAGTCTCCGCACCTGCTTGATAAATATTATCTTCCCATTTACTAGTCGTATCATTATATGCATAAGAACTATGTGACGCAGCATTAGTTTTACCAAAGTCTAAAACCTTTTTACCTTCCATGGTTTGTTTCTTAATAAATTCTAATTCAGCTTGTCTATTTTCCATAGATTTCTTAGCAGCAGCTACACCATCATCAGTTTGTACGGTTGTTACAGCTTCATCTATAGCCATTCCAGCATCTTCCCAGTTACCATTTTTAGCTATATCTTTAAGACTATCTTGTACTTTATATTTGACCCTATCTATTAAGTGTTGATCACCCTCTAGAGCTTCCATAGATCCTAATGTAGTTTCAATTAAGTCTTTCTTAGCTTTATTTTTATCATACCTTTCTGATAGTATACCACTGATCTCTTTAGCACCTGAATCTACATAGGTGTTCATGAAAGGTTTTAATTCGTATCTACTATATTTATTAGCCATATTTTATGTTATATATTTATTCCATTCTTCAGAACCTTCTTTAATACCTTGTTTTTTAAGAAGTTCTTTAAGATGTTTTGATGCATCATTATATTGAGGATTACCTGATGTTGTAGTTGTTTCTCCGTTATATCTTTCCCAAGCATCTCTATTACCATCTGTTACATTTGCAATAGCTAAATCTGTATTATTTTTCTCTCTAGACATTTGCATTGTCATAGCTCCTTGAGTCATCGTATCTAAAGCTTGTAGTTTTCTATCAAATGTAGTAGCATCTGCTCCTTTGTTAAATTCATTAACATACATTTTATTTTTAGTATTTAACTCAGCTGCATTCCCTTGTGCTCTTGCATTAGTAGTAGAAGCTTCTAAAGCTTTAGTTTGATTAGTAGCATCTGCATTTAACTTATTAGCAACATTTGTTCCTTCAATATCAACATTAGCTTTAGTCTCTTGTGCATTAATAGCCATCCTTGCTTTAAACTTAGAAGTTTGGTTAGCCATCTTATTAGAGATATTACTCATACCACCTCCACTGGTCTGTATAAATTGATCCATGTTAGCTCCATCCATATCTATTGCTGCACGTTCTGCATTGAAGTTTTTCATTCCTATTTTTTCAGCTTTAATTCTTTCCGCTCTTACAGTAGGAGGAACTATGATATCTGGATTATCCATATAATCAGGTTTATCAGTCATTGCTACAGCCGCCGGTAAAAATTGTAACATAGATAAATCTACACCATCCCCCCATCGTTTTCTACCAGATGTTGTAGTTATCTTTTCATTACCTCCGCCTTCTTCTACAAATGTTTCTTTATTAACATTTTTCTCCTCCTCAGTAGGATTAGATTTCTTACCCATGGATGTTTTACTCCAAGTAAATTCTCCCATCTTACCATCAATACCTGAAGAACCAGTACCGTGAAATCCACTTTGCTTCACATAATCTTCTTTACTTATACCTGCCTCCTCTAACTTTGCTTGTAATTCCGGATCATTATCATATGTTGAAGATAGATTATTATTAAATTTATCTTGAAAATCTTTAGTATGCTTAGCAGGATCAAACTCTTCAGGAGAATTAATACCCATCTCTTTCATTAAGGAAGAATTTCTATTATAGAAATCTGACATATTTGCTTCACTAACTTCTCCATAATAACCTTTACCTCCACCTTTTTGTGTAGCTGCAATACCTTCATCCCCTAAATCATTAGCTCTATACGAACCGTCTTCACCTCCACCAGTATAACCAGCACCACTATTAGCTTCTTCTATTTTAGTATAATCTTCTCCAAAAGCATTAAACCTAGGTTTAGATTTATTTGGACTAGTAGTTTTAGCTTCTGTTTTTACTTGCTCCTCACTACTTTCATTTGGTTCTGGATCGATTCCATTTGGAACTCCATCCCCATCTATATCAGGATCCGAAGAATCTGGTATCCCATCCCCATCAGTGTCTCTAGTAAACTTCTCTAAATCTAGACTAAAATCAAACTCTCCTCCTTTTGCATATTTTTTAAACCCTCCAGCTTTAGCAACCATTTCTGGGTTTCTACCAGCTATAATTTCTTGTTCTCTTGCTAAGGCGTCTTTAGCTTGTTGACTATCTCCATTCTTAACAATTTGTTTATGCCACTCTGCGATAGGAATTCCTCCTTTCTTTAAATGATTAGAGAAGAAATAATCTTTCTTTTCTCCTCCATCTCTAGCCATAGTCACTTGATCTTGAGTCTCTCCATTTTCTACCTCTGCATTATCTACTAATATACCTGAATTACTTCCATTATCTTGTTCATGTGATTGACCTGTATATTCAATTGCATTGGAACCTTCTGCTATAGGAGCAGCTGTTCCTCCTGGTAATGATACGCTTTCTCCTCCTGCTATAGACTGTTGTACAGCATCCATAGATTGTTCTGGTGCAACACCTCCCTCCTCAAAACTTCTACTTCCATTTTCATTTACTTCCGGATTAGCTTCAATATAGTTTTGTCTTTCTCTTTCATTATCTTGTGCTTTCCAAGACTCATATCCTCCTTTTAACACGCCGTACCCAGCGCCTCCCATTGTCCCCCATTTCCTATTACCCTCCCAAAATGTTTTATTTAACCAACCTGGCACTTCTTTAACTTTATCAGCAACTACATCTTTACCTTTTTTAACAGTCTGTTTAACTACTTCCATCTTAGTTTTATCTTTAACAGCTTTCTCTGTGGCCTTCTTTACTACTTTCTTTTTAACGGTATCTTTTACTTTCTTGACTACAATCTTATTACCAACCTTAGTTACTATAGGTGCAGCAGCTAATGCTAATTTACTCAGGCCTACACCTTGACCAATACCCGGTATTATAGTTGTAGCATTCACACCAGTATTAATAGCGTGCTCTTTAGCAGCCGCATCATCACCGATAAGTTTATTATATCCCGATCTAGTAGCAGATACCCCCGTATTAACTATATCTGGTATAGCACCCCAACCAGGTACTAGCCCAGCACCGGTTAATACATTCTGAGCATTATCCCAAAACTTAGTTGTTTTTGATTTTTTTTGTTTTTTTGCCATAGTTTCTTAGTTATAGTTTGGAAGTTGTTTGAACCCTCCTTTTTTAGCTGATACATTATTCCCTAAATCATACCCAGAATATGTTTTAGCTTTCATCTCTGCGGCTCTAGTTCTAGACAACTGACTAGTAAATGCTGTCGTAGTTTTAGTATTTGTTTCATTTGCTTTTACTAGTGCTTTATCTTCTGCCGCTTTCTTTTCTTTTCTAGCTTTACCTCTATTTGTTAACCCTTGCCATGTAGCTACACCAGCTCCTATTACTCCCCCAACAACTGCACCAACTGCATTACCTACGCCGGGTACAACTGAACCAATCATAGCTCCATATCCTGCATAAGACCCAGCTTTAGCTAGTATATCTCCAGAAGCTTCTCCAGCATTCCATGTAGTAGCATCGTTATCATTTGACCCCATACTAATTGCAGTACCTGCTAAATTAGCAGCCATTGCATATGGATTAGGATTTATAGTACTACCTGCTGCTGCTTTAACCCCTTCTTTTGCTCCGGTCTCAAGTAACTTCTGAGCAGCTAATTCTGCAGCTTTCTTTGTTGCTTCCTCTCCAACTTTATCAACTAATAAATCCTTACCTTTATTTATAGCAACTTCTTTAACTTTATCAGCTATAACCTCTTTACCTTTATTTAAGGCTACATCTTTAGCTTTATCTATTATTACATCCTTACCTTTATCTAGAGCAAACTTACTAGCTTGATCTGCTCCCCAGTTCATCCCCATATTAGAACCCTTATCAATAGCAATCTCTGTTCCTTTATTAGTAACTTGTTCAGCTAATTGTTTAGAAACTAATTCAGAAGATTTTTGCCTAGCCACGTTCCCAAATCCTTCACCAGCTATAGATTCAGCAGCTTTTTTCTTTGATTCTGCTATAGCCTTTTTTCTAAAGAGCTTCATAGCAGCAGTTTTAACTACCTGCTTACCGTCCTTTAACTGCCCTTTAGCATTTTCAATAGCACCTCCTTTACCATCATTAGTAAGAGTCTTAATAGCTTTACCTGCAGTAGCATCTATCTGCAAGTTCTGAGCTTGTCTATCAGCAGCATCCGCATCAACTGCATCCAAATCTTGCTGTTTAGTAGTCTGAATATCAGCAGCCGCAGTGTTAGCATTCTGTGTAAGGACCTCATCATTCTTTAGTTTCGCATTTTTAGCAGCTTCTAAAACCTGTGGGTTAGCTTCTTCGTAGACTGTAGATTCAGTAGTCCCAGCACCGCCCTGTCCAGACGTTGATATAGAATTGCTTTCATACATTCCGCCCGGAGCATACTTTTTCTTTCTTTTAACTACGTATTTTGATTTATGTTTTTTCATGTTATCGTGTCATTATTCTAGACTCCACAGTAGTAGAGTACAAATTTAGTAAATTATTTGAGATATTATCATAAATTAAACGAATTCCTATCCATTTATCTATAAATTTCTTTTGTTCAGTCCAAACCTTACTTGCATTTTGGTACATTGTATTTGGATATTTAATAACACCAGTATATCTAAACATACTTTGTGCATTAGAAGTTGTTATAGTACCTGTATTAGTACCCCCTACAAGATTAGTATTTAAAGAAGTATAATAAGCGCTTGTATCTAATGTTATATCTGCCATATCCCTGAACCTATTAACCTTCCAGTTGTTACCTACTCTTCGTATATTAATTAAATACTCTAAGGCTGTTGTCTCTAGCCCGCTTATTTGATATGTATTATATAAAAAGTAAGATGTGAATCCATGTTCCAGTACCCTAACCCCTTCAGGTGCTAGTATAGTTATTTCATTATACACATCTGCCGTATAAGCGAAACTAGAATACAAGGATGTTACATTTCTTAATTCATTGTGTATATATTCTATTTCAAATGGATGATATACTATACTATCTGCATATGCAGTGTATTGAACAAGTGCAGGATCATCCTGATATATTAATCCTCTTCTATAAGAATTATGCTCCCATACCGTAGCATTCCCAATATAAGATCCGGCTGTTCCACTAGTAGAGCCTGCAGTAAAGAGACCATCTAAAAGGGGATGTTGATCCGTCATAGAGTAAAAATTAGTAGACGTATTAAAATATATATAAGGTACGTATGAATGTAAACTTACCCATACATTTAATTCAGGGTAATAAGACATTGTCCAACCTGCCGTCCTAAAATAAAAAGTATCAGTATACTCAATAACAGTCGGAACCATAGTACTGCCTACTTTATTAAATACTTCAAATACTTTAGTTACAGAATTCCATCTTATGTAAGGGTGAACACCAAGTACTGCAGGTTTGTTAGCCATATTCACACCATGGGAACTCAAGACATACTCGCGTTTAGTTAATATTATCCTTCTATGTTTAGGGTCCCATACAGAATGCATACCAAATCCGAAGATAGGATTATCAAAGTCTCTTATAGGGAATCCATAATCTTCTACTTGAAAATGTAAGTTCTTACGAAACCATTTCTTCATACCTAAATCACTTAATTCTTGTAATTTATCTTTCATTAAAAATACTTTCTTAGCCGCTAAGTCAACAAAGAAATGCCCAAACCTAGTAGTCAATACAGACCATTGAGATTGAGATCCTCCATAACCATCATCAGTAAGAACTATTTCTGCAGGCTCTTGGGCGAAGATATCACCACTACCTACATACGCCTCACTCCCATCCTTCATCTGCATGGATTGTTTACCTTGAGATTTTAATAAACTCTCTTCCATATGGAAGTACAATAGATTATTAAAAGAAGCTAACTTCCATAAATCTCCTCTATTTTTAGGGAGATCCTTAAATTGATTAGCTAAGAAAACTCTATAATTATCTATTAAACTACTAGTATCATTTTTAGCTGATCTATGTACCCGTGTTGGGAAATCTAATTGTTTTGTTTCACTTAAAGGTAAGGGAAATGCTACACGTAGATCATTTAATTCTGAGTAATTTTTATTATATTTTAAATTCTCTTGATCCGTGAAATCAGTTTCCCCGGCAAGTCTTAATAAATCCTTAGCTGGAGTAGCAGGGAAGTACAAACTCTTATCGGACTCTATATGTCTGAAATTTATATTATCTGTAGATTCAACTATATGATAATGTATAGCTTTTCTAGGCCTTGAGTCTGTAACAATATCACTAGCTGTTAATGATGTTACAACTCCATGTCTACATATATAAGTATCTCCCCCGTAAATACCAGTATCCATATCATCTAAATTTTCCCAATTAGATCCTTGCACAGTAGCAACACTGTAATCTGGAGTTTGTCCATTTGAGGCAGTTACAGGACTTCCGTTAGTAGAATCAAAGATAAAGTTCTCCAAACTATCTCCTAAAACCTCAAATCCCGTCCAGATTAACTCTTGAGAGTCGATAGACTTATATACATCAGTCTTAAAGGCATCTAGATTTGCTATCATATATGTACTTCTATTTCCTACAGGAGGCCCCCCTGCATTATCAGATGCATTGATCATTAAAGGTGGTGCTATGAAAGAGTTGTATCCCCAATTACCCCAGTTATTAGCTCCTCCACCTGCAAATCCCCCACAAGCTGTGGTAGGGGCATACCCTCCACACCCAGCATTAGCTGCGGTACAATTTGGAACAAGACTTCCTAAAGGATACATAGGTGTATTTAAACAATTTCCACTACCTAGAGAGTTTATATCATGAAGAGCAGTAAATCCATGATTGTCTTTTAGTTTAAAAATTAGAGAGCTCTCCCCAAACAGATTAACTACCTTACCCCCAAACCCTAAAGATTTCCCATTAAATATACTATCTCCCTTTAAATAAGTCTTAGCCTTCTGACCTAATACTCTAGGATATCTATAAACTCCATTCGAAGAACCTGTAGACATCATTCTATATCCTGTTCTATAATACATACCTATGTGAATTGACGAATTTATCTTTTGAGCGTAACAGTTTGTAGGACCATCCCATCCCCACTCTTCTCTAGGCATTAAGATTTGCGGATCCGTATTCTTATCTTTTACTAATTTAGTTTGCATACGTTTATCTTGATCCAGTGAGGGACCATTCCAAACTAAATTCTTTACATGGAACTGCGGAGAGATATGTGTAGCACCGGCTAAACTATTCTTTGTTCTTAATAAATAAAAATCATGAAAACTAAAAGCCATACTAGAATAATTATGATTTATACCATTCGCATCTGTACTAGTTACTGACTGCAGTATACCAGAATTATCCTGCTGTATAAGATCAACCTCTTCATAGTTCCATCCATTAGTTGCCCAAGGCATTGCTGTGTAAAATTGTTCTGGCTCAGTCTGAGTAGAGGCTAATACTTGCATAGCATCTGAGTCCCCCGCCGCTTCTTTACAGAGTCCTATAGGAGTATTTTCAGGTACCATAGGAATTATAGCTGCTTGCCCTAGAATAGTTCTGTCTGAATGCTTTCTCTTAGCGTAGTAAACTCTAAACCCTTGTACTTGATTAGCTATATTACTTGGTACTTTAATATCATCTAATGTAAAACCTAGTCGTCTTACGGTATGGGAAATCTTAGCATCATTATAAATCTCAGGTGGTATATTAGCTGCATTTGCTGTTATTTCAATTTGAATATAGCCATCTCCACACGGGGATGCGGATTTGACAGCCTTTCTCCCAGCAATAAAAGTAGTTGCCCCGCTACCAGTGTTTTTAAAACTTTTAATTCTAATTGAATCTCCAGACACAAGCGTTGTGGTCCATCCCGTTGTGTATTTATTATATGATACTCTATTATCCCAATAATCATTCCCACACCCATTCCATGTGGAAAAGTTAGAAGTTTGCCACCCACTTGAAGATGAACCTGATGCCGTATTTTTAAAAATATAACTTTTAACTTCTGGATCATTAATACCATGTTTATGAAAATTTACTTGATATGTAACCTTTACAGTCATCGCTTGATCAGCTATGAAAGTAGTAGAACCATTCCACAAAGCAGCTTCCATAGCAGGGTCATTAGTAGTATCAGGAGAGTTATATATAACGGTATTAGCACTACCAGAGCCAACTAGTAGTTTCCCTGGTTGACAATCCCAAGAGGTTCTATTAAACCGTAGCGTACCTACCCAAGGAGCTACAGAAGTTACAGATATACCTTCACTAGCAGTAGTTAAACATCCATGATCTTGTAAAATAACTTTCTTACCATCATTTTCATTAGACGGAAAGTGATGATGTCTTACATTTTGCTGTTTTAAGTTTAATGCTCCTATATTTCCAGTCTCATCCCATGTTTCATAATCACCTGTATTTGGATAGAACTCTGTAGCATTCTGCCAATAGTTCATCTTCCTGGTAACTTTACCTGTAAAAGGTCCCCCAGTAAAACTATATTCAAAGAAGTGAAAATTCTTAGCATACCCCTCGCTTAAACTTTTAAAATCAGCTGCATTTCCAAACCCTGAAGGTTGTTCAAGTTCTCTCATACCTAAGTCGGGTATACCTACTCCATCACAAATATCTCTACCAGGTATATGATATGCGTAGGACATACTACCATCGTTCATAACAAAGGCGATATAAAATGCATAAACTTCACTACGCATATATCCTTTATATTTATATATATTTGGGACATATCTATAGGACTTACTAGGATCCACAGGTTGTACGGTAGTTAAAAACTTATCTACTGGCTTACCTGCAAACCCAGTGGTGAGATTATCCACAGTAGCATAATACTCATCAAAGTTATCTATCTCATGTGTTACGGAAGTTAGCTTAATATTATTTGCGTATTTTTGAAAACCTACATCTCTAGTACCAGTTACGTTACCTACATACAATACCCCATCTAATTGATTGATAGTTTTTGCAGTGTCATAAGCAACCGTATCTATAATAACCTTCTCTAAATCCCCAGAGGCTGCACCCTCAACTCCTGAAAATACAACTTCCAATCCTGATTTTGTAGTTATCTCTACATCATTAAGTTTTATAGCTTTTATCTCGTCCCCCATTTTACGGATAATAGTAGGTCTTAATCTATTATAATCAGTATTTAAATTTGACACTAACCATTTAATAGCTTTAGATGTTTGTGTACCATCTTTGGCTCCATCCTTTTTTGTTGTAGGCCGTGTATGATCATACTCATCAACAATACTTACTGGATTGGAAACTGATAAATAATTTGTAGCAACTAAATCTTCATCTACATATGCTAAAGCTAAATAATATACTGCAGTTCGTAAACCACCTCCTTCTATAATAGATTTTTGATAATTAGGAGTTACTGAGATAACATTATCCAGTTCAATTCTAGGTACAGGACCAGCACTAGGAAATAAATTTAATAAACCTATATGATCTTTATGGGATGTACCCGGATTGATACCATATATTTTATTTCTCATTGTTGAGATTGGTATTTCTCTTCGTTGTCTATCTACATTAAATGCTCTCGGTGGATTAAGATCATCCGTCCAATAAACAACTAAATCCCCTTTAGAGTCTACCTTAAAAGTGCCTTCTATAGGATGTGATACTTTAAAATTTAATTGAGCATTACTCGCAGATGGAATATACAGAGTTTCAAAAACGCCTTGATTATTCCATATAGCTATATGATCTGCTCCACCAGTTGATGAATTCTTAGCTAAAAAGAGAACAACATGATCCCCAGGAACTTCAATTGCACCAATAACTTTACAGTGTTGACCAAGAGCTCCTGCATATAGAGGGTTTTCACCTAACTGCCCTTTAGGAGTAGTACCACCTTCATTGGATAATGAACCCTCTTTATCATTCATGAACATGTTTAATGCATGTCTCCAAGAACCTTTCATCTGATCTATATGACCAGAGTCTTTAAATAATCCTTTTAAAAATCGTTTTTCCTCTGCCATTTTTAATCTCTATTTAAATTTTCTTTTGTATTTAGATCCTCAAAGAAAGAATCATGCCTATTCATGTTAGGGATTAATCTAACCCACTGACTCATAAAGGAATCATACCTATCAATGTCTGGGTAGTTAGCTGCATTTCTCGCTTGAGTACAATATTGCTTCCATTGATTCTCTGCAAAATTATAATCTATACCGTTTTTCTTTATATTAGGATTAAACAATAAAAGTTTTTTGTATATATACCAAAACATAGCTTCTTTAAAACTTATATCTGCAGGTATCATAGGGTAACAATCATGATCTACTGGGAAAGCTGTATAACTTAAGCAGAGTTTACCTGTTTGAAAAGATGTTTTAATAAAGTTATTTTCGACTAAGTAAGAATCTTTAGATTGTGCACTTTCATTCACACACCCCTCGCAGTGCATACTAGCATGAAACGTACTAGCACTATATTGTAAAGGCATCATACTTGCATCCCCTTTGAAATAAGAATTTTGCATAACAACTAACTGACTATTAAGTATTTGTAGTTGATGTGTTATTTGAGAGTACTCTAAGCCAGCTGCTTGAGCATCTTTTATTTGATCGTTTAAAGCTGTTATACCAGCTATTATAGCATCGTATATACTTGAATCCTTAGTAGCCATAGCAGTGTTAGTAGCTACTTGGTTTATATAATATAGGTCTGAAGGTAAAGATACTTTATGATTAACTACACTTAGAACTGCTTGCTTATGCTCCAATTGAGTACTAGCACCAATATGTTCCAAAGCCTCTCCTATCCATTCAATTGCATCATCAATCCAATTATCATTATCAGGCTTAAGATCTCTAAATATTTTACGTATTATTTCTTTACTTGAAATTGTTTTATATATAGCCATTATTTTTTCTTAAATGTTAAATAAGCTAAGTCATCTGTTTTCAATAAATGGATTAACTTTTCTTTGTTTCCTTTAACTCCTCTTGTAGCATCAAATCTATATACAGATTTATTCTGAACCTTACATTTACCTTTGTTCCAGTGAAATTTACAATAGAAAGGGTCTGTATGGTATATATGCCATTTAACACCCGTTTCAGTTTCAGAGTTATATAACTCTTTATTCTCACCTAACAACTCTTGTTTATACAAGTTACTCTCTCCCCAGTCTATTCTAGGAGATCGTGGATCTCTTTCCCTTTTTAATATATATAGAGAAGATAAGTTCTTCCCCATATTAAACTCCTTCCCTTCAAGGATATAGTCCATGATCATAATATTAAAATCAGAACATATATCCCTGAACAGGAGTTTATCTATCTCGCCGTGCTCTTCAACATAGCTTTTATATATATCTCTAAGAGTGTGAGACATTAATATTTAGGTCCGTGTTGCATACCTAAAACATTAATACCAGTAATAGATTTTACACCTTTCTTCTTCTTAGCAACAGGCTTCTTCTTCGTTACAGTTTTCTTTTTAGCTTCATCGTCTTTAGTTCTAGTATGATACTTTTTACCTTTATACGTAAACTCTTTCTTACCAGCTTTTCTATTTGCTTTAAACGCATCCCCAAATGTACCTTCTTTTTTTGCTGTAACTTTCTTAACAGTAGCTTTTACAGGGTCATTTTTCTTACCATCAGCTTTAACGTTATTTGCTTTAGCTGTTTGTTTAGCCTTTACATTAGCTTGACTAGCTGCTGACGTAGACTTAGCCTTAGTTATTTTATCATTAGCTTTATTAATAGTATTAGAAGTTTTTCTCACAACTCTATCATCTTTTTTAATAGCTTGTCTTTCTTCTCTATTAACTTTTCTAGTTCCTTTTTGAGTCGTTTTTAACGTTTTCATACTAGCTTTTCTATCCGCACGACTAGTTTCAGGATGATCTTTTTTAATATGTTTTCTAACACTCTTTCTCTTCTGTCTGTCAGTTTTTCTTTCCGCTCTAGATTCTTTAGATAATCGACCTCCAAATAGGTATTTATTATCTTCTGTTTCTATATCATCTAAGTTTGAAGTTGATGGAGGTAATAAGAAATCCTCCTCAATATTTGCTAGTCCATTAGGATTATTGATCCCACCGGTCTTTTTTGTTTTCTTTGTTTTCATTTTAATTATAATTTTTTAATAGTTATCCTTGTTGTTGTGGTACACCAGAACCAAATCTAGATCCTGGATCTTGCATGCGGTCATTCTCAAGATCACTTACTGTGCCTGCTATAACCTTCAGTTCTCCTGCGAGTATACCTTGATTAATTCTTTGTATCATATCCATAGGTATAGGAAAGTCTGCAGTCTCATCTCCACTATAACAGTAAGTTGAACCACAATCCCCAAATCTAGAGACATCTCGAGGGTTCTCAAACACCCCTCTAATATTTATATTTTCTAAGCCCTCTGCATTATAGATGTACATAAATTCATCTATCATGAAAGCTTTCATTTTATTTTTTGTATACTTATCATGCTTCAACCACTTAACAGTATTTGAATTAACAAGTGCTATTGTATCTAATCCGGAAACACTACCTACATAGGTAATTGCTTCTGAGAAGTTAAATCTAACCGTTTTAGGGATAGGTAATTTTGTTTTATATACATCACATCCTAAGTCGACTCCACAGCACTGGCTGCCATCTACTTTCTCGAGTGCTACACATCCTAAATCTTGTTCTATATGTCTACTTGTAAAACCGTTTTTAGCGTAATCTCTTCTAATGAACATTGCTCTATAGTGCAATATATTAAATTTTAATTGTTCTAATGATATGGATTCATCATGATGAGAGTTACCGCCCCGTACTAGGTTCAACAAGTTATATGCTATTTCGTTTAATGTCATTTAATATTTATATAATGTTCTACTTAATCCTATGTTGTGCGTCTTGTCTATTAGTCCATATCTATAGTAGTAGGAGTTACCCTTTTTATTCGTCCAACCCACTATAGGTGAAACATTAAACGAATGATCATTTCCCCCTAAATCTCCTCCTAACCAAATCCGAGTGTAGGGCTTTCTCTCGGTTATTCTTACTGTGTCTATTGTATGTATATACTTAGGGAACTTAGCTGTATAATTAAAATCTTGATTAACTAATACCCCATCTACATAACTAGTTATTGTCCCTTTAATAAGTTCATCTTCCACTTCATTTTCATAACACCCAAGAGTATCATTATTGATGTAAACAGTATCGTAAGAAATACTGCGAGTAGTGAGGTAAATAGTATCCAGAACATATATGCTATCAATAGTCCTAGTAAAGATAGTATCAATGTCTTGATTCCCATTATTCCCTGTAGTATTTTGTTTTTCATTGCACTCTTGTAAAAATATTATATAGAGGACTAGTACTATTATCGTCCATGTCTTTATTTGAAACTTTTCTAGTATAGCCATGATACCCTATTATCTTTATCTGGGTCACAATCTACATGTATAAAGGTTTTCCCTATTCCTATTCTTGTAAACCCCGCCGCTATAAATGCAGCAATCATTATAAATCTTTCTCTTGACTCTTTACAACTTACATCCGCTGCTAATCCATGTAGATGTGAAGATTCAGACTTTCCCCCTACTACAGCGTTATGTATTATGGTTCTATACCCACTATTAATTTTAAAAGGAATACCTGCTATATCTCTTGCTTGATCTAACATCTCTAAGAACTCTTTAGACATAAATTCCCCAGATCCAAGTGAATCAGGACTATCAAATTCAGATAGAGTAAAATATTCTAGTTCCATAGTTTTACCTTTTAGTAATGTATTTATCCAACAAGTCATTTAGATATTTTTTTAATGGTATTTCTCTACCTGTTATTCTCTCCATATTTTCTAAAATAGATATTATATACTCCCACATAATGTATCCTATAACAGTCTCATGAAATGCTGATGTGAACCATGCTATAACAGCTCCTTTAGTAGCGTAAGCCTCTGCAAAAACGTGTGTGATATAGATCAGAACAAGCCAGGTTAATAATTTAAATCCAAATCTAGATATTTTTCTAGAGACTATTTTTTTACCCTCTACTATAGAAGCAGAAACACCTGACCCTAATTCAAAGATGACCATTACAAAGAAGGCCATAAATGTAGTATGATCAAATCCTAATAAAGTTGAACAGCATGCTATTATACCTCCCATTGGTAATGTGATTTTTAGTAATTTAAAATGTATCATTGATGTTGTAAAATCATGTAGATTGTCAAACCCAAAGTGGTCGACTGTGTTATGTATGAAGTTTTTCATAATTAATTGTTATATAAAGTTATATCATGTATACTTAAATAAACTATAATCCCTAGTGGTTTTCCCATTATTCTATAATTTTTTCTAAATTCATAATTTGTTGTGGAGTAATATCTTCAGGTAAAATATCAGGATTTAATAGGTGTAATTCAACTTCTACTATATCTTCCATTTTAGCTTTCATAGCTTCTATTTGTTCCTTTCTGATATTTACTATTTCAATGTTATCTGCTTCTAGTTTATCTATTTGCGCTTTAGAATCATCATCTTCTTTCTCAGCGATGGCTTGTACTTGTGAAGCTAAATCTAAAAATTCATCAGAAGGCTTCCCTAATTTTTCTAAAGGATCTAAAACTTCCTTTAAAATATTTAAATTTTTACCTACTGGTAAACTAAACTGCTTACCTGTTAGATCCTTAACTGAAAATAATCCGTTAATAAGATCTAATAATTCTCCGTTTGTTGCTTTAATACTTGTCATTTTATATATTGGTTTTATTATTCTGTGAATACGTACCTATCACTCCCGTGAATGCAAGCATCACAATGCTTGTTTGCAAAGTTAATAAAATTATCTATAAGATGGGACTTTTTCCCACTTATTTTTCCGTCACAATCTGGAAGACAAGGTAATCCATCTTTTGGAAGTAAATAACTAATAAATTTTAAGGTCCATAGATAGTCTGTAGAACAATTATCTAACGTACCATTTTTAATTTTGTTTAATATTTTATCTCCTTTCTCTGCAATACAGAGAGTTAAATTTTTTGTTACGTTTGGGTGGACTTCAAATGACATAATTTTTATTTTTTTAAGTTACGATACACAACAAAGTGGATCTGACATACATGAGGCTTGTGAGGTATTAGGACCTTCAACAGAAACAACAGAACAGTTGCATCTTCCTACACAACACGTTACTATATTAATAGTATCAGAATTTACACTAGGAGATCCAAGAGCACCTGAAATAATAGTTGCAGTAGAAGGTGTACTTGAAACTGTACTACCTTCTATACTTATATTGTAACCAGTTACTGGGTCACACCCATCTGTACCTGGAGCAGATATTAGACTAGGAGTTGGAACACCAGCTGATATAGCTGCATCTATATAAGTTTTCCATGTAGTAAAGAATTGACCAGGCATTCCTGCATGTGTTATACTAGATATCTTCTTTTTCACAAATCCATTTAAGCAACATCCCGTAGGATAAGTTCCACAAGGTTGTGAAGACTGATAATAGAAACCAGAGAAGGTAGCAGTAATTCCATGCAGAAGTACTAAAGAAGTTAAGGCCATCTCCGCGTTAGGGAATGTAGTCCAAGGATCTAACTCAGTTGAATTATATGTATTTGTAGATAATAAAATTCCTTCAGCTATAGGTAAAGTTACTGCTACCCCTGAGCTACAAGTGTTTATAGAGGTACTAGCAGAAGGAATACAATCCCAATACTCTGCCTCACAATACATACAAGATCCATCATCTATAGTTGCCCCTGAACTATAATTTGATGCCCCTGGATCAGTACAACCTTCGATCGAATATAAACAACTTCCATCGTCACATGTTGCTACAGCATCATAATTTGCAGCTAATGTATCAGTACATCCATAAAGACAGTATATACATGATCCATCATCTGCCACAGCTAAAGAATTATAGTTGTATGCAGTTATATCTGTACATCCACAAATAGGTATAGTGGTTATAATTATAACTGGCATAACTACAGTACCTGCAGTACCACATGAAGGGGTAGTAGTTTCAGTGTATGTAAATCTCCATTGACTATTAGTAGTAATTAACTGTGTATGGAGTAAAGTGTTAAAGCCGTTAGAGGTACCTGTTATAGAAGCTACTATTGTAGTCCAAGTAGCCCCTCCATCTAAAGATTGCTCTAAGAATCCAGTAATAGACGTACCAGGAGTACATATCATATTCCATGTAATACTAGATGGTGTACCACATACAGTAGAAACAACTGTTGTAGGAGTTACTAAACACGCACAAAATCCAGGAGCTATACATAATGCTGGAGTACTTATAACATATTGTGCTGGTATGACAGTAGTATTAAATGCAGCTGGGTCATCACAAGCAGGAGTTTGTATATCAAAGGTGAATGTATTATCACATGTTTGAGGTACACCCCAAACTGGAGTAGAAATAGTGCTAATAACCATCGAATAACTTCCATATCCTAGTCCTAAAGTAGTAAAGGTTGTACCTACACCAGAAGATACAGTAGCAGAGTTTGATACATTTCCAACGGCATCAAATACAGCTATATATAATACTGTAGGTAATTGCACATTAGGAATAAGACCCATTGTTAAAATAGCTGTACCTGTAAATGATCCTGATGGATCCTCTATAGTAGTAGTTAATGAAGCTTGAAACCAATTTGTAGTAGTGTTTGCTGACGCAGCGTCTATAACAAAAGCTTGCCCCGTCCCTGATAGCGATGCTCCCAATGCTGTGGTAAAGCCACTACAGTATAAGCAACTTCCATCATCATTATTTGCATTAGAATCATAGTTTAATGCAGTTAGATCTGTACAACCATCTAAAGGTGCTATACATCCTACTGCGCAGGTTGCTAAAGGATTAAAGTTAGTTGAGCCTGCTACTGTTGCAGCAGTTGTTCCGTTACAGAATAAACCAGGATTTGCTGCTTCCCATATAGTACCACAATCCATACACCCATTAACACATAAATCTATACAACAATCATTATTCAGAGTAATATCTAAAGGACCTGTATACCCTTGATCAGGATCAGTACTATTACAATCACAGGTTGCTAAAGGATTATATTGAACATAAAGAGGATCAGTACAGCCAAATACACAGTAGTTACAACTACCATCATCTATAGTCGCATAAGATACATAATTTCCTGCTGTAGAGTCTGTGCAACCTAAATAGTCACAGGTTCCATCATCTAAGTTAGCTGTTACACTATAATTACTTGCTGGTACTGTTGGATATGTAACCGTATTAAGTAGTGTAGCATAATCATTTGGAGATTGAGAATTTATACCATTCCATACTTCTGTGCCATCCCAATAAGCTTGAGTTTGTAATCCATCATCCATACAACCTGAATTAATATACACACAACAACCATCGTTAAGTGTTGCTACTACCGGTAATCCTGCGCAATTAAAGTTGTAATTAGATGCAGTAGGATCCGTACATCCAGGTACTAATAAACAAGACGTACAATCTAGTTCTAGTGTAACAGTTGGAGTTGAATCAATCAATTCACTTGCAGCATTGGCTGCCTGAATAGTATTATAACCAGAGAAAGTAAAACAATCTCCACCAGTTAATTTTATCACTGTTGATCCAATAGTTGGGCCCCATGTTGCATTAGGCATTATTATGGCCGCATTATTATTAATACCTACCCAAGCTATAGTATTTAAAGCAGTAACTCCTGTTCCCACATCTACTATATTATAAATATCAGTTGTACCACATTTAGTCCATTCTAAGAAAAGATCAGGAGCTAAAGCACACGCTGCACAATCATTATATATATCCGCACTCCCAGAAAAATAAAAATCATTTCCTAACTCCAACTCACCTGCCATAGTCGTATACCCATGGTGAACTGAGGCAGGACCTGTATGGGGTCCTAAATATGTGATACAGTATTCATA